CCGCAGCCACGTACTCCAGGCGCTAAGCCCGGTGCTGCCGTTGTCAGCCAGTTGTTTCCCTAAGCCGTAGATCAGCTCCCGCTGCCCGTCGCGGTCATGCGTCATGGCCTTTTCAAAGTTGAAGGCGCGCAACACGGCCGTTGTTAACAATCCTTCAGCCGGGTGGGTAGCCCGTAGGTCTTTCATGCAACGTTTTAGTCGCCCTTGCACGAGGGTCATGCACGGTGTCCTTATCCGAGTCAGTGGCCGGTACAGCGTAAAACCAGGGGCCGTGGGTATGGCCTACCAGTGTAGGGGGGTGTGGTTTCCGTGCCCAGAAAAAAAGGCCCCAGCACTCTCTCAAGTGTGGGGGCCTTTTGAACATAAGCGGCGTTATTCGCACTGCTAATGCCTATCAGTCAGTAGTGTACGGAAAGCCACTACCAAACACCTAAGACGGAGGCACCTCAAATTTCCTTAGCCTTACCCTCCTGAGTTTGATTAGAATGATGGCACATTGACTTCAAATAACAATGGATTGTCCCATCCGGGATTTCTTACGCTCATAGAGATATTAGAAATGATGATGTTAAAACGCTGCTTGGTACTTTCTACTTTTGCCGCTCTCGCTGGCTGCCAATCAACCGGTGAGGAGTATCAAGCAGATGTATTTGACGCCACTCAGGTAAACACTCAGCAGGAAGCTAAAACCGTAAAATCATTACTATTTCGCCGAGTAAAATCAAAGTCAGCAATGAGAAAAATAAGAACGCGGCCATGATGGCTGGAGGGGTGCTGGGGCTTATCGGTGGTGCTGCGCTGGGCAATACAAAAAACACTGACACGGCCCTAGTTGGCGGTGTCGCCGGTGGCGCTGCAGGTGCCATGGCTGGATCGATGGTCAATAGCACCACCTTAGTGCCAGGCGTACTGATTGGTTATTCCGAAAACGGTAAGATTTTCACTTCTGCTCAGGTCGGTCGCCCTTGTGAGTTTAAAGTTGGCGAAATATCTCTGATGGTAATGACGCTCTCCAACGAAACACGTATCCAGCCGAATGCGACCTGTCCAGAACCGAAGAAAAGCTAAGGGGCCAGATATGAAATATATTGCTCTGGGCTCCGTCCTAGCACTGCTAACCATGCCTGCATTGGCAAACCAATTCGATAACCTGCACCAAATCGAACAGCAAACCAAACAGGCTGAAGCGGCCTCGGAAGCGGAACGTAGTCGCCAAGCCACAGCCGAACGGGCCCGGGCCGAAGCGCGCAGTGCTGCGGAGCGTCGGCAACGTGCAGTAGCGCAGCAAGCAGCGCAGCAAAAGGCTTCTGAACTGCGCAAGACACAAGAGATCGAGCATAAGCGCGTTCAAACTCGGGAAGAAAGCTTCGAAGACGAGCAACGAGCACTGGATCTAGAAGAACGCCGTCTAGCAATACAAGCCAAGCGAGCCCGTGCTGCACGAACAAACGATTACATCGATGCAGAACTACGTAATGACGCGGCACGTACCGATGTGATCCAAGCTGAAGCTGACTCTGCACGCAATATGACTTCCGGCGCCAAGTCTCTACTGGAAGATGCCGGAAAAGCTGAGGTCAATCGCTCCAGCCGCTTATTCGGCAAGTAATCTTCCTAACTACCGCCCCGGACCAAGGTCCGGGACACCTGCTATCAGAGATAAATCCATCATGCTGCGTTTATTTACGCTAGTCGCCGTAGGCCTCCTCATCAGCTCTTGCTCCAAAGAAGATCCAAACACACAGTTATCGACTGTCGACTTACACGGAAGCCTAGTAATAGATCAAGAAATGACGACAAGCCGTCAGTCCCAAGGAATAAACGGTGAATATTACAAACGTATTCTCACTGTTAATGGCCAAGAAATGACACTGGCTAACTTCATCAAACAATATTGCCCTGATACCAATACTCGCAACGAAACTTGTGTGAAAGCCTATCGTATCAAGAAAATCGATGATGTCAGCGGGGCAACCAAATTCCTTCCAAATGGGCTCTAACATCTATTTTTGATCAAGCCACACTGAACTCTGAGTCTTTCCCCCTCACATTTCCAGCACCGCCACATTGGCCCGCTGGGCCTCGACTTTATTGGGACAGACCTAACCGCCAGATACGAGGGCTGCTCTGCTGGCTTTATTGGAAGGTTTTCTGACTCGACCGGTTGAGCGATTATCCGTACCGGGAAAGACGGTAGAGACTCAGAGGCGTTCAGCGATTGACAATACGATCCTAAGATTCCTAGTTAACGATTGCCAAGCGAACAGCCGGCAATCGTATTAAAGATTACATCAGACCTGAGTGGTTTGGCCACGTAGGATCTGTTGCTTACGTTGCTCTTCTGGCAGGTCGTTGATGCAGTAATTGATGTAGAAAACGTTCAGAAAGAAAGTGTAGAACGCATTCATGCGCAGATCGATTTTATGCTCGCTTAGGGCGTATTCGGACAAGGCATTTTTGGCTTTAAACGCCCAGACGATGTACAGGGCATTTGCCGCAACAATCAGAATTCCGGACAACGCATCGAACAAAGCCTCACCTACATTAGATAAAGCGCCGCTCCAGCCAAGGCAGACAGCCAGCCAGATAATGTAGGTGTTATCGACCAGTTTGATCTTGGTTGTTTCGCTGATTTTCTGATTGGTTCTGACTAGCCACAGCAACAGGTACAGTCCGAGGGTTGCAGCCGACAGCAATACCATGTTCAAGGTTTTGGTATTTATCTTGTCTTTTAGCTCATTGATGTCAGGCATAGCGATTCCATGTTCACGATAGAGGGGTGTCGTACATGGAGGGGTTAAAGTGGAGGCACTTTTATGCAGAATGGGGTGATTCACACATTCCCTGCGCTGTCTCTAGCCTGTGGTGATTGATTAGAAACGGGGCTCTGAATCAATGCTGACCATCTTCCATGTACCCGGGAATGATAGCACGGTGATATCAAATAAGGTGCAGGCGCGAAGCAATCGTACGCAAGCTTTGAACCTTGTGCCGCTGCTGGAGGCGCACGTTTTTTGATCCGACAACGGTGCCTGTACTTACCTAACTAGCTTCGGCCGTTCCTTTCATTTCGCGCCTGAGACTTCTTTGGAGTAGGCTTGGCAGGCCTGCAGCGCGATCAGTCCTTGATCGCCGTCACCGGTAATTCCGATAATTCGTTGAGCATGCGCTGGGTCAAGTCTGGCTCTATGGGCGTCATAAACCACGCCCCTGGCGCCGGTGGCGGTTTGCATTCCGTCACAACCAATTGCGGGGGCGGCGTAGAGTTGGACTGACAGCCGCAGGTCAGCAGTAGCAAGGCGATCACGCAGACGTGCCTGTTTCGTTTTCTCATTGGTAAGGGCTCGATAATGGGCTTGGTCGCTGGCTGCCAGCCATTGCTCCAGGACGAGGCGCTTGCCCTGCTCCGCCAGAATTTGCGCGGAGTTGGCATTGGCCAGGTGGGTGAGCGCGGTTTGGTGTGCCGCTTCCTTGGCGGCCAGTTGCTGGCCGTAGGCGTTGGCCTGCCACGCCCATGCGGCCCACGCGCTGCCAGCCATCAGGGCAAAGCTGGCCAGCATTACCCCGCCCCACTTCACTGCATCGATCTTCACGCCAACACCTTCAATGCCCGGGTATAAAGTGTTTGGCGATCTGCCGCACCATTCTGGCCACCATTGATGCGCCGGGTGATCTTGTCGAACTGGCCCGCGTCGGCCAAGGTGCTCAGGCCCTTGGTCGCCCAGAACCATGCGGCCGACATACAGGCATGCTGTGGTTTCTCCAGCAGTTCGGGCTGCTTGATCAGGTCTAGGCCAAGCGCTTCGCCGCACGTCATGTAGTTGGCCCGGCCGGTGATCTGGATCAGGCCACGGCCCCGGTACTTGGAGCCGTCGCCGGCCACGGTGTTACCCAGGTCTTTGCGGCCTTCGTATCGGGCTTGGGAAGCCGTTGGCCCCCAGATTTCTTTGACGTATTTAAGCTGGCCTGACTCATGGCCAATCTGCGCGATAAACGCGGCCACGCGCTTGGGGCCGATGATCTGGTAATGCCCCATCGCGGCGTTGAGTACCGGCACAAAAACGCCGGCAACTGGGCCGGCGTTGGGGAGGATCTGCAGGAGTTGTTGCTGGGTAATTAACATAAGTCGCCCTTACGAAAAAGCCCGCACAAGGCGGGCCGGGGGTGGGATTTTCGGGTTAGAGTTGAACGATTTTCAGGGTCTTCTCAGGCTTCTTGCCTTTGACCTTGGCCTTGCCCTTCTTGCCGGCGTTGCACTCGATCGTCGTCGACCAGCCGGACTGGGTGAATACCTGTTCCCGGGAGTCCACCAGATACTCGCCATCGAGCCCGTTCTTGAACCCCTGTGCGTTTATCATCCGTTCTGCGAACAGATCCGAGCGCCCGGGCATTTCCAGCCGTACACCGGCCGTGGAGCGGTTGAACGCGGCCAAGCGCGCTTTCGCAGCCTGCTCGGCGGCGGTTTTATTGGGGTGGATATGCCGATCGGTATGCACCGGCGGAAGGCCGTCCGGGGCGTCGTCGTTGTTCAGGTTCACCACCGCCAGTTTGCCGGTGGCTTTGTCCTGATACTTGGTTCTCACAGCCTTGTGGGTCGAGCGATCGCCCAGCCGAAAGCTGTAGCGGCTGACGTCCGTTTTGTTGATGGTGACGACGCCCAGTGTCTTGCCGCTGGCCGTGACACCGCCCTGACGCGGCATGACGATCAGCTTGCCGTCCGCGACCTTGGCCGTGCAGTCGTGCTGCCGGGCCAACCGGGTAATGAAATTGAAGTCTGATTCCCCCAACTGGTCAGCCCGGGGCACGATCGTGGCCACCGTGCAGGCCGGCTCCCAGCCGTTACGCCGGGCCACGGCGCTGACGATGGCTCCACGGCCACGCAATAGTGCGAACAAGCACCTGCCGCAGAACCTGTACTTTGATCCACGCCGCTCGACCTACCGCTACCGTCGCCCCAGCGACGGTAAGTGGTTTCAATTCGGTACCGATCGGATCAGGGCAATCGATGCTGCAAAACAGCTCAACCTGGCCTTTATGCAAGGCGCCGATCTGGTCCTCTCTGTCATGGGCAATCCATCGGGCTCATTTGCGGGTTTTCTGGACAAATACGAAGCCGAGATCTTGCCTCCCCGCGAGCTGGCCAAGGGTACGCTCGGACTCTACGCCGTTCACTTCAGACGCTTCCGAAAGCATTTTGAGGGCAAAGCCGTCGATCAAATAACCATACGCATGGTTGCCGAGTTGCTAGACACACTGACCCCAAGGAGCGCCAATCAAAGCCGCGCTCTGCTGGTGGACATTTTCAATCATGCCGCGTCCAAGGGCTTATGCCCGGACAACCCGGCATCGAGCACCATCAACCGTATCGAGAAGAAGCAACGCAAACGCCACACTGTGGAAGGTCTGAAGGCGATCAGGGAGGTGTCCCCACCCTGGCTGCGCAACGCCATCGACTTGGCACTGATCACTGCTCAGCGGCGCTCCGACATTCTGGACATGCGCTTTGATGGCGTTCGGGATGGCTTCCTGTACCTGGTACAAAAGAAGACAGCCAAGGCCAGTGATACAGCGTGGATTCGTTTCAAGGTGACTGACGAACTGCATACCGTCATAACCCGCTGCCAGGATAGCATCGCGTCACCCTTCCTGATTCATCGCAAGCCGCAACGACTGCTGCAGAAGCAGGCGCAGACCAAAGAGCACTGGACCAAGGTTGAGGATCGCTTTCTAACGCGCTCTTTTAAAGAGGCACGGGAACTTGCTGGCTGTTATGCGGAATGGAAAGAAGAGGAAATGCCGGGCTTTCACGAAGTGCGCGCGCTGTCGCTGCACCTGTACAAAAGAGCCGGTAAGGATGGCCAGACTATTGCCGGCCATGCAAGCGAGACCATGACCAAAAACTACCAGAAAGACCACGCCGATGTGATCTGGTCGGATGCGATTCCAGACCTGAATATCAGCGAAATTACCGGTTAGTTTTGCGCCCATTTTGTGCCAGTTTTGCGCAAGGCAGAAACGAGAAAGGGAATCAAAGGCCTAAACCCTTGATTCCCTTACAGAATATGGTCGGGACGGAGTGATTCGAACACTCGACCCCTAGCACCCCATGCGTGCAATGGGTATCAAACCCCTTTAAATACAAGTGTTTACGTAGGAGTCCACTGCAATCGATGTCCTACTCTGTCATACGTGGTTTCACAGTTCCCCGCAAAAGTCCCTTGGGCATTTCCAGCCTTGGCCTCGGCGTCCTGCCGAAGCTCACCTATCCCTG